AGGGTCAATCATCCCGATCCGCGTCACACACGTCCTGACGGCGGCTGGCGGCAGCGTCATCGCGCTTTGGTAAAGAACATGCGCGCATTTATCGAAGCCATTGCCGAGGCTATGCGCCAGACACCAAGCCCACACTGCGCGCAACTCACTCGCAAGGGCACGAGGGCGAGGGGATAGATTGACATGAGCTACCGTCTATAAAAAGATTCAGACTGCGGATCTGATACCCTACGCGCGCAACAGCCGGACCCACAGCGATTTACACGGCGGCATCGGTGGTGCGCTCATACGCTGTTCGGAGGTTGTTCAACCGATAGCCCAGCCTCAACCGCAGCGCACTAAATCGCAAAAATGCGAAAATAAATTGAGGACATCAAATGCCAAGCCCAACCCATAAGCCAACCGACCTAACCCGGCAGACGGTGCAACTTCACGCGACAGTCGGGACAGATCAAGAGTTGATCGCGCAGATCATCGGCATTGGGGCCAAGACGCTGCGCAAGCACTACCGCGCCGAGTTGGACCTATCGACGGCCAAGGCCAATGCCACGGTGGGCGGGGCGCTGTTCAACAAGGCCAAGGGCGGCGACACGGCAGCAATGATATTCTGGATGAAAACGCGGGCCGGGTGGACTGAAAAGACTGTCGTGGACAACACCAGCAGCGACGGCAGTATGGCGGGGGCAAGCGCACTTGAACGGATCAACAGCAAACTTGCTCGCCTCGCAGACGCCAGAGATAAGGCAGGCGATACTAGCGGATCTGACTGACGACGAATTAGAGGCGCTCGAATACGATTGGCGGTTCTGGGCACGCAAGGAACAGCTCGCACCAGACGGCGATTGGCTCACATGGGTTATCAACGCGGGCCGGGGCTTTGGCAAAACGCGGGCCGGGGCTGAGTGGGTCAAGGAACAGGTTGACGCGGGGCGGCAGCGGATCGCCCTGATCGGCGAAACGTATAAGGATCTGGTTGAGGTCATGTGTTTTGGGGATAGCGGGCTGGCGTCTGTTTTCCCGGATCATCAACGGCCTAAAATCGTCGCCAATCCAAGCGTCCAGATCACGTTCCACACAGGAGCCATTGCCCTTGGTTACAACGCGACACAGCCCGCACAACTACGCGGGCCGCAATTTGATGCAGCTTGGTGCGACGAGTTGGCAAAGTGGCGCTATGCGCGCGAAACGTGGGACATGCTGCAATTTGGCTTGCGCCTTGGTGAAAGGCCGCAGGCGCTTGTTACCACAACGCCGAGGCCGATCACGGTCCTAAAAGAAATCATGGCGGATGACGCGACAGTCATCACGCACGGTTCTACATTCGACAACGCAGGCAATCTCGCGGCATCGTTTCTCAAGCAGATCCGCAACCGATACGAGGGCACAAGGCTGGGCCGCCAGGAACTGAACGCCGAGATGCTGGACGATCTGCCAGGCGCGCTCTGGACTCGGGCCATGATTGACGAACACCGCAAGAGGGAAGCGCCAGACATGCGCCGGGTGGTTGTCGCGGTTGACCCATCGGGCACCGGGGGCGCGGATGATGACGGCGACAGCATCGGTATCGTGGTTGCAGGGCTAGGCGTGGATGGCCGCGCGTACGTCCTGGCGGATCGCACATGCAAGCTATCGCCCGATGGATGGGGCAGACGGGCCGTGGTGGCCTATCACGAATTCAGTGCGGATCGCATCGTGGCAGAGCGCAACTTTGGCGGCGCGATGGTCGAGCATGTAATCAGGACGGTCGATAAGTCGGCCAGCTATAAAGAAGTGACTGCAAGCCGTGGCAAAGTCGCACGGGCAGAGCCAGTCGCGGCGCTATACGAACAGGGCCGGGTGTCGCACATTGGCAGCTTGCCGGATCTCGAAGATCAAATGTGCCAGATCGGGCCAGACGGATATATCGGCGATGGCTCGCCGGACAGGGCCGACGCTCTCGTGTGGGCGCTAACAGAATTGATGCTAAAAACGCAGCTAGAGCCGCGCGTCAGGGCATTGTGAGGATATAAATGGGCATCTTTGACGCTTTCCGCAGGCAGGCACCGCAGGTCAAGGCCAGTGCTGCCGCGCAGACGCTTGTCCTGACACCGGGGCAACCCGCGTGGACGCCTCGCAATTACACAGCGCTTGCGCGCGAGGCGTATCAGCTAAACGTGGTTGCGTATCAGGCAGTCAACAAGATTGCCGAGGCGGTTGCGTCTGTGCCCGTCAATCTGTTTCGCGGCGATGTCGAAGTGACGGAAAGCCCGCTGCTTGATCTGATCGAAAACCCAAACCCATTGCAAGGGCGTGCCGAATATCTCACGGCGCTGATGGGGTTCTATATGCTCTCTGGTAACGCGTATCAGGAAAAGGTCCGGACCACTGGCGAGCCGCGCGAATTGTACGTTTTGCGCTCGGATCGAATGAAGGTCATCCCGTCAAACACAGGCGCGCCTGCCGGGTTCGAGTACGACATGAACGGGCGCAAGGTCCGATGGGATGCTGATCCGGAAACGCTGGAAAGCGACGTCTGGCAGATCAAGACATTCAACCCGGTCAACGACTGGTATGGTATGTCGCCCGTCGAGGCCGCTGCCTATGCTGTGGATCAGCACAACGAGGCTATGAAGTGGATGCAATCGCTGTTGCAGAACAGCGCGCGGCCATCTGGGGCGCTTGTTTCGCAGAACGACAGCCCGCTATCTGACGACCAATACAACAGGCTCAAGTCATCGCTGGAGGAAATGTATCAGGGCGGCGACAACGCAGGCCGTCCGATGCTGCTAGAGGGCGGGCTGGACTGGAAGGAAATGGGCCTTTCACCCGTCGATATGGGCATAATCGAGCAGAAGAACAGCAGCGCGCGGGATATTTGCCTCGCCTTTGGCGTTCCCCCGCAGCTTTTGGGCATCCCCGGCGACAACACCTATTCGAATTACGCCGAGGCGCGGCTGGCATTCTGGGAGGACACAGTGCTGCCTCTTCTGGGCTGTGTCTATGGCGCGTGGAACCAATGGCTAGTGCCTGACTTTGGCGAAAAGCTGGAACTGCGCCCCGATCTCGATCAGGTTCCCGCCATTGTTGAAAAGCGAATGGCGCTCTGGGCAATGGCTGACGCATCGCAGGATCTGACACTAAACGAACGCCGCGAAATAAAGGGCTTCGAGCCTGTGCCGGGGGGTGATACGCTACTGGTCCAGGCTAATCTCCTGCCGCTGGATATGTCCCTGCCAATGGAAGAATCCGACATCAAGGCGCTGGCACGCGCGGCAGGTTATCCCGATAACGTCACGCCGCTGGATCGCAAGGCACAGTGAGACGCCTCATAGATCAAGATCCGCGCAGAGAGGCAGCGCGGCAAAACAGGATCATATCGGCAGCGGATCGGCGCTTTTCACGGCAATTCGCGGCGGAAATTGCGCGGGCCATGCGCGAAATGTCAGACAAATATGAGGCAACAGGCAATTTCCCGGCCCTACCAGATGACCACGAGCGGCGCATTCGTGATCTATTCTTGGCCGTTGGCGTGACGATGATCGAGGCATTCGGCGATCGGATCTTGAGACAGGGCAAGGCGCTGAAATTTCGGATTGAAACCAAAGAGGGCTTTGCCGAATTCTTTCAACGGCTCGCGCTGGAATGGATCAGCGCAGAGGCGATACGGCGGCGCATCACCAGCATATCGGAATTCACACGGACCAGCATCATCTCGGTGATTATGGGTGGGCAGGGAGAGGGCCTTGGCGTTTCTGAGATAGCGAAAAACATCAATCGCCGAGTGCCGACAATCTCGCGCTGGCGCGGCGCTCTGATAGCGCGAACAGAGACACACGGGGCGGCGAATTACGGGGCGAATGAGGCAGCGAAGGCCACAGGGCTGACGCTAAAAAAAGAATGGCTGGCCGTTTCTGACAAACGAACGCGCGGCGCAGAGGCAGGCGACAAATACGATCACTTGAGCATGGACGGGCAAATTGTCGAGCGTGACGAGCCGTTCAAAATGCCAGCACCGGGCGGCACCATAGATGCCATGTATCCGGGCGACAGATCACTACCAGCGGGGGCAAGCATCAACTGCCGCTGTGCCGTTTCCTACATCGTGGACGACGGATTTTAAAGGGCTACCAAATGACAATGCAGACAAAATCAGTCGCCTTCGAGTTGAAGCGCGAACCAGATCAGGACGGCACCATTGAGGGGTACGCCAGCGTTTTCGACGTGGTGGACAACGGGATGGACGTTATCAGCCGGGGCGCGTTTCGCAAATCCCTTGGCTCTGGGCGCAAGGTTCGGATGCTGTGGCAGCACGACATGAGCCAGCCAATCGGCGTCTGGGATGAGGTTGAGGAAGACGAGCGCGGGCTGCGCGTCCGGGGCCGGATCTCGAAAGAGGTTGGCAAGGGCGCAGAGGCAATCGCTCTCTACAAGATGGGCGCGATGGACAGCCTGAGCATCGGCTACCGCACTATCCAAGCATCTGCCGAGGGCAGCGGGCGGGTTCGCCGTTTGGATGAAGTCGAACTGTGGGAAATCTCCGCAGTGACTATCCCCATGCTGGATGATGCGCGCGCAAGCGTGAAATCAATCCGCACAATCAGAGAATTTGAGAAAGCCCTGCGGGA